ACTAATTTATAAATACTATTTTTACAAAATATAATTAGATCATCACGAAAAGATCTTAAACCTACTACTTGATCATCTAATACTATACTTCCTGAACCGCTTGTTGTAAAATCATCTATGTCATTTGTTCCGCTATAAAATATAGTATTTGGTGCTGTTGCTGCTCCTGATACAACTAAATGCCTATCGTGTATCGTACAAAATTTAGGATAGTGTGTTCCGCTTACTGTTATTTCTTTTGCGTAATAAGTTCGATCACTTAATGCGCCAGTTCCTGTCATTTTAAAATAAAAAGGTTTTACACCTGATCCTTCGTCAGTGATTATAACTTCTCCATAAGTTGTATCACCTTCGTAAGTTGCAAAATGTGCAAGACTTTGTGAGGTTCTAGTAGAAGCACTACGACCTGTAAAAGTACTGTAGTTATCTCCACTACCAGAAACACTTGCTCTATTTATTTGCAACCAACTTGTTCCGTCTAAACTAAAATATATGTTAGTACTTGAACAAGCTATAACTCCATCAGCATAAACATGAAGACCTAATATATCGTCTTCGCTGCTTGGATTTGCTGAACTTCCTCCTCCAAAAGCAGAGAAACCGTTTATTCGTCTATATCCTCCAGCAATATCAACTTCAAAGTTTTCTAACAATGTAGCAGAACCAGGAGTTCTTAACATTTCAAAAGAACTTGAAGATTTATCTAATCCTCCACTACAAGCTAATGCAAAAGGTTGAGAAGCAGTCATTATATTTGATCCGTTGACATATACTTAGGCGCAGGATTCATTAAATTAGACCTCATTTTTCTTAATCCTTTTTTATAATCGTCTAATGCAAAAGCTGCTGTTTGAGGGTTATCTTTAAATTGATGCATATAATATCTAGCTCTTGCTAATAAAACCGAACTATACATATCAGGAAATACTATTGCATCTCCGTGTGCATCTAATGCTGTAGGTAAATCCCAAGCAAAAAACCACACTCTATAAACTTTGTCAGGTATTGGACTTACTCCAAATTTTCTACCGTCAGGACTTCTTATAACAACTTTAGGTTCACCATATGTTTGTGTATCTGCATCGTCTATATTTTCAGATTCTCTACGATGATCTTTCCATTCCTCTAATGTTACAAAAGATAAATTTTGGCTTGTATAAGGCGCTGATTCACCACTAACTCCAATAGTTGTTAGATAAAAATCATTCCAATCTATTGCGCCATAATCAGTTGTAACTGAGCTTGATGCTGCTTTTAATTCGTACCATCTTGTTCCTGCTGTTGTTTCAACATACACATTTCCATAAAAAGGATCTGTTGCTCCGCTTTCTCCTGTAGCAAGAAAAGACCATCTAGGTTCAGCGCTTACTATATCATTATAAGCTCTATTAACACAATCTTTAACGTGGGCCTGAATTCCTAAAGCACTACTAAAATTAGAAGAAGTTAAAACAACTTCGTTTGATTCTCTTAATAACTCATTCGTTAATTGTAAGTAAGTAGTTGCCATTTTTATTTCTTACCTTTAGCTTTTTTCTTTGCTGTCTTACTTAAATCTTTAAAATGATAAAGCCTTTTACTTGTTTTAGTATGCGTTTTATTAGAATGTACATGTCCGTTGGGCATTTTGTGTGTGTTGCCTTTAAACTCAGTGCCATTTCTAAAATAATGTTTTACACCTTTAGCCATTTTAAATCCTTATAATTACTTCATTGTGTTCATGCCAACTTTGGCATCACACTTTTTAACTTTGTCTTTTATATTTTTATATTTTTTAACACCGCCACCTGAATAGTACATTGCTCTTTTTTGGTTTCCACCAGTAGATGCTTTTTTTCTTTTCTTTTTAGGAAAACCTTCTTCCATATTTTTATAAGCTTCAGGTGTTATTGTAGATTTATTTTTAGGTCTGCTTATTCCTTTAGCTTTTCTAGCATTCATGTTTTTATATAAACTCATTTGTTTATCCTTTTTGTCTGTTAAAGTTCTTTTGGGTCTTTCCAAAAATCCTATCAAAATTCTTATTGTATGTTTTTCTTTCTTGAGCAGTCATTCTATTGCCTGCACTTACTAATTTTCTATTGCCTTTCTTCTTGTTCTTTAAGATGACAGGTCTTGCATCTGTTGATATTTGTGGCATTTGTTTCCTTTTTTCTAAGTATGGGGAAGGAGAATATTATAGAATTTCCTTCCCTCACACCGTTTTATTGCTTTAATTAACGATTAGTCAATTGAATAGAAAGCAGATACTAAAGCTTCGCTACGAAGTACATCAGCGCCATAGACGTGAAGACCTCTAACGATGTCACCAAAACTGTCAGGATCACGAAGAACCTCAGTTTGTGTAATAGCTTGTGCAGTAGCGCAGGCAGAAATATGTCCAGCTATACATTTACCACTAGCTGTAGAAGCAGCAGCAATGTTATTAGACTTGTACATATCAAAACCACGCAGCTTTCCACTTGATACTAGTCCATTACGAATAGAACCCATACCTGCATTGAAGTCGACTGACATTAATTTTGAACCAGATTGAGACAGTTGCTCGTACCAAGAAGGAGGAGCTACAAACCATCTTCCTTCTTCAGGAATGTTTTGCTCGTCCAACAATCTAGCCATAAATGCCATTACATCAAGAGGATCAGTTCCAGTACCATCAGAACCTGTAAGGTCGATACCATTAGAACCGCCTTGATGTTGCGCCATTGTTTGAGTAGCAGCAGAAGCATCAGCACCTAACACGTGGTCAGGTGATGAAGTTGAGACACCACTAAACAATTCAGCAATAACACCTTCATCAAAAGCATCTTTAAGAGCGTAAGCTGCAGAAGAGGATGCGACCTCTTTGAAGTTTACGTGAGACATAGATTTCTCAATGTCATCTACTTTGAATTTGAAAGCGTTTGCGACATCAACAGTAAGGGTTTCTTCCATGTCGGTAAGTTTGGTCTGCGTAACATCTGCACCTCTTTCATACTGATAAACAGTAATCTCAGGTTCTTTGATAATACGTACAGTATCTCCGTAAGCTGTAATCTCACCTGCATAATCAGTGTTAGTGATTGCTTCTGCTACTGAGGCTTTTCTAAAAAAGTTAAGTACCTTCTTGGAATAAACCTTAGGCATGAAGAATGCATTAGTTTGTCCAGTTACGGAGTTGCCAAAGTTACCATTAGTATCAGTCGATTGCTCGAATAAAGCGTCCGATTGATTATAAGCCATTTTAAGTCACCTTTAAATGTTAATAGTTATACTTTAACCACGAACCCTACCTTCTTCTAAAGCTCGATCTATCTCGGATTCGAGACGATCAAACTCATCCATAGGTAGTGCTGCGATCTCCTCTTGAGTCCAAATTTTCGGTTCTGCTGTAGCATCTATCGTTGTAGTCTTTGTAGATACCATGTCCGCAGCCGTTGAGCTTGAACTCTTAGACTTCTTTTGAGTCTGTGTTTTCTCATTAGAAGCTAATCCCATGTCTTGTTTAAATAAATCAATTGCTCGACTTGCTAAACCAACATTATTAGGATTATTATAAACCCATGCTTGAATATCTTCTGGTTGAGTCTTGGCCCAAGTGTGAAAATCATCACTATCTCGAAGTTCTGAAAAATCAGGATGCTTATTATAAAGCTCTGACTCTGCTTCTCTTCTGAGGGCTGCTGCTTCTCTTTCTTGTAAAGACGCAATCTTAGAATTTAATTCTTCGACTTTGGCTTCACTCTGTAAGTGTGAAACAGTTTCAACCACATCGTAAACATCAGGATATTGTGCTTTAAATTGTTCAAGTTCTTCAACAGTTTTAGGAGCTTGATACTCAGGTCTTGAAGACGTTGCTTCTTGAATAAGTTCTTGCTCTCTGCTTCTAAACTCGTTAAGCTTACTATCGTAATGCTTTTTCAAGTCATCGTACCTTTTTTTATAGTTAGGCTTTGAATAAGGTTTACTTTTTTCTACTGCTTCTTGTTCTTCTGCTTGTTGGTCACCTTCTTCAACTTTTTTAGTTTCTTTAGGCTCAACAAATAAACTGTCAGCAGATAAACCTGTTTTAGGCATAACATCTTCCGTATGCCATGATTTTCTCATGTTGTACGGATTAGGTACTGGTTCATTTTGTGCTTCTTCTGTAGAAGCTACATTTTCATTATCAGTCATTTTTACTCTCCTTCCTTTGTGCTTACTGTACCGAAGGTGGCTTATTCCAAGAACGTCTTCTCATAAGTGCTTGCCCAAGTAAGGTGGCATCAAAAGGTATTTTACTTTTTTAAAATGTAGAGGGCTGTCTGACTAGGACAGGTGGCTCTACGGTTAATCAGGAGACGAATAGTGAATTACGAGGATTCAAAGCAATCATAGATTCGCTCACTTTTTTATCAGCTAAAGACTTAGGCATTAAACTGCCTTGTCGTTCTTTAGGCTGAACAGAACGAACTATTTCTTCGTCTTCTTCTTCCTCTACGTTTACATATCCACCAACCTGCATTGTTCGTCTTGTTTCTTCATCAGCTTCCATTTCGGCTACTTCCATCAAACCTTGTAGGTTATCAGGGCCAATTTGGTTAGCTGCTTTAGAAGTCATGACAAACTCTCCATCCGATAACCTTGCAGGTATCGAATCTGAAACTGCAGATCCTGGACCTTCAACTGGTCCTGAACCTGCAAATTCTGAAGCTGTTTCAATTACTTTATCAAAAATTACACTTAACATTTCATCTTCGTTAAGTTTTTCAAATAAATAATCTTCTTCTTCTTGACTTAGTGATTCATTTATCATAAAGTCCATATAATCTTCTTCCATTTCTTCATCAGGCAACATTTCAGGCATAGGCTCTTCTTGCATTGGCATTTCTTCTTGTTCTTCCATCATTATAAGATCGCCCATCTGATCTTCAATTTCTCCACCTTCTGCCATTATACTTCTTTCTTCTTCAATCATGTATATCTCTTCATCATCTGCAATATTTTGAGCAGAAGGAATATATAAATCTCCTTCTGCTTGTTCAAGTGCTTTACGCATAAAACCGCCTGATGCTTTTTGAATTCTAGGCTGATACATAAAAGAAGGATCGTATCCAAAATCTAAAGGATTTTTTGCTTCTGTTTTACCTACGTTTTTATACAAGCTAGGAAGCATATTGCTTATAATGCTTTTTATTCCTGTAGCCATTTATTTCTCCTCTTTTTTTCTACTTGTAGCTTCAGCCACTTGTTCCTTCAACTGCTCTAATTGTGCCAGAGAATTGATCTTCCCCTGACTGCGGTACATTTCCAATTCCGATGTTGCCACCACCAGTACCTGTAACTCCAACGTCTTGCGGTTGTTGAGGTGTTCCAGCAGGGCTTCCCATAGAATTCGGTTGTTCACCAACGGCAGCAGTTTCGTTGCCAGTTCCTTGTCCAACATTTTGCATTCCTATAATTTGTGCCATAATAGCTGCTTCCTCTGGATCATTGAGTATTTCTTCAGGATCAAGATCCAAACTATAGGCTAGTTCACTTACTAATTTAGAAATTTTAACAAATGGTGCAACAGCAGGGCTTTGTGCAGTTTGTAAGAACATTGTTAATCTTTGACTTCTTACTTCTTTCTGCATTAAGCTATTTGTTCCCATAGCATTAACTTCTAAATCTCCTTCGATTCCTAACTTACCTTCCATAAACTGCATATTCCATTGGAAATATGATTCTCCTAAAGGTTTTAACAAGAAATCATCTAAATTCTTTACAACAGTTTTAATATT